ATGCTTAAGATGACTACTGTCATTCAGCTGTTCAAATCAAATGCTGCTCTAGGGGACCTGATGTCTTTTTACGGGACAACGATTGAGACAGTTGATTATGAAGACAAATCAGTGACTACCAAGAACTGGGACATAGCCATGCCTCATGAGCTTACCTCTTTGCCACTTGATCAGCACATATTCAATGGATTTTACTTCTGCAAAGCTCTGACAATAGTTAGAATGAACAAGACAATGTCTGAGTGTCAAGTGGTGGAAAAACAGATAGACTCAAGGAAAAGATATTATGATATAACCAAGACGAAGAATTCACTTTTGCACTGTGATCTGAGTTCAAAAGAAGGCTTTATGAGTTACATGGAAGAAGCATTCATTGAAGCTGGTACCAACTATAGACCTGATGTCTCAGCCATAGTTCTATCTTCTTTGCACTCTATTCGAACTGTTAGTGGAAAGACATGGGAGAAATCAACAACAATGCTGGAGATAGCTGAGTCCACATACAACTCAGGACGAGATGTTCTTATAAGAGATGTTTCTCTTTCTGACATTATGAACAACAGGGGATCTTGCAAAGACAACACTGTGAGAGGAGTTTTCAAGTGCAAAAAAGGAAAAGGCAAAAAGAATCCATCAAAGCATCAGACATCGAAATGTTTTCAAACAACAATTGAGGCCCAGTATCGGAATGTGAAAATGATTGACAGACAAGGGCCATCTTTTGAGGATTTATTTAAAGATGATAGCGAAGATGAGGATGAGGTTGATCTCAGTAAGATGATGGCTGATGTTTTGACTTCTTCAGATAGTGCTTGGCAGACCATAATACATTCAAATTACTGTGATCGTCCTGTTGTTGCTAGAATGGTTCATAAAGATCAAATAGGCCCGAGAGAGATAGCAGTACTGAACTCAAGTGGACGAAATCTTGCTGTCTACATAGAAAATGTGGCCAGATGGATTAGAATAACAGAGCACAATGCTGGTCATAGAGAAAATCTGATAGAGCAAAGAGACAAAGATGACATTTACAGGCGGTCTTATGAAGAAACAGTTAAGAGAGGGTCTGCAAAGAAAAAGAATGTTGTTTTTGACAATGCTGATTGTTCAAAATGGGGACCATCGATGCTGCCTCACATCTTCTATCTTACATTATCTCTTAAAATCAGGAGAGGTTCAGAATCAGTACTTCTCAAAAACTGTTTGAAGCAATTCACCAACAAGGTTTTTAAGGTGCCTGACAATTTGGCTTCACAGATAATATCAGAGGAAAAAATTGTTGAAAAGGAAGAGATCTGTGAGAAAGAAGGAAAGGACAAGAACAACTGGCTTAGAGTTATGAGGAAATTGAGAGATGCTGAAAAAGAAGG